CAACTCTATGCCTGTGAAATCCATCAATAACTTCATATTTTTCATTATTATCAGGCATAGAAACTATAGGTTGTGTATATCCATCTTCTGATATGGATAATCTTAATAATTCCATTTCTGGAGGAGCAACACTATTTGGATTGTAATCATTTTGATATACATTTTTATTTTTAACCCATTTAACAAAATCAACAGGCTCTGATTTAAATGGGCTTATTTCATGTAATGCTTCTCTTACTTCATTTATTAAATCAATTTTTACATCTATTGGTTTTCGATTTATTTCTTCAATAATTTTTTTTAATAACTCTTTCATGATAATCTCCAGTATTCTGTTTGTTCGCTCGTATATGATGTTAAATCCGCATTGGGCAACAATTCTTTAATAGCTTTTGCGTAACTTATTGAACCTTTTTTAACAACTTTTGTTAATTTATGCCCGTTAATTTCGCTGTCTTTGTTATTGCAATCAAAGACAATTTGTTCAAGAATTTGTTTTGAAATATCTTCAAGAGATTTTATTTGAGCTTTTATTTCAAAATAATAATCAACGCAATCAGATATTGTTTTTTTGTCTACCTGATAACGTTTATCTTGCAAATATTTTTCTGGGTTATCACGCTCGATTAAATACTCCGCATGAAAACTTTTTAAAATAGGCAGGTGTTTGTTTATCCACTCGCGATCATAATCAATGGTTTCTAATTGGTCACCATTTGGCGTCCATTGATAAAAATCACACGCAATCATTCCAGTTACATGCAATTGAACTTGAATCTGCGCATAATAATGCGGCTGCTGCGCTAAGTTTTTAAACATTGGCGGGATTTTATCGCGTTGACCATACGGGCATTTAATCTCAATTAGTTTATCAAAACCAACAAATCCATCTGGTGAAGCACCTAGCCAATTTTCATAAGTATAAAATCCACATTTTTCTACCATAACACCAGTTTTTAACTGGTAATCCATCTTTGCCAAATCTTCGTGGAACGTGCCATATTCTGTGGCTTGGTTGCCTTTAAACTCACGCTCTGCGCTGTGATATTCACGCACCATGTTGCGCATGACATCTTCACGTTTCATAAATGGGGATAATCCAAGTATTGCGCCAACGCTTGAACCTGTAACGCGATATTTTCGTTGTGCAAACCATTCTGGTGTTCTTTGCTCTATCATTTTATTCACCTTTAGTTATTGCACGTCCGTGTGCAGTTGTTTAGTTAATTATCAGAATGGAACATCGAAATTATCATCAGCAATTTCTGGCGTTGCTTTAATTGCTTGCACAGGTTCTTCAACACTGCGAGGTGATACCGCTGCAACCCAGTTGCCTGTTTTGTCGTTTATCTCCCAAACCATAACTTTAATTAGCATGGGTTTATTCATTATTTGCAGTAACGTTACATTGGTTGGTGCTGCATTAAACTGTGCTAATACTCCACCAGCGTTTTTATCAATAGCTGCAAGCATATTTAAAGCCTTGTCGCGTTTCTTTGTGTCTGCGTCAAATACGCGCACTTTTTGAAACACTTTTCGATTTTTATATGCGTCTGGTTTGTTTACTGTCCACGCTAAATTGATATATTCATCGCCTTGATATTCCGCAATGTTAGCTTCAGTAATCATAGCTAAGCATGTTGTGTTTTCCGGTATCAACGCAATACCACCACCTGATTCAAATTTACCCGTTGTGTCTGTTGCGCTTTTACCTTCGCTTGTTTGCCAAAAACTCATAATTATTCTCCTAAAAATTTTAATAATGGATTGATTCCGTGTTGGATAAAAATATCGTCAGTTAATCCCATGCGGTTTTTGCTAACGCTTGACGCTTCACTTGTGCATTGAATAATCCGCTCACCCGTGCTTTTTGCTTTTGATTTCTTTTGCTCATCTTTCATCACAAAAGTTTCTAGGCGCATAAAACCTACAAAATCTGCATCATCAATGTAATGGCTTTGTGATTTCTTTTCCATTTTTAAGCCATACTGTTGATAAGCATCACTATCCGGTAAATCAATCGTGTTTAATTCTGCATGACTTAAAAAAACAATGTTCATGTCTTTTTTATCCACTAAAATCTGACACGCTTTGCGTACTCTGCCGTGCATAGATGATAATGCTTGATAACCTGCGCCATAACCACCCATTGCAAGTGCTAAGGCTTTCGCGCTGGTGTTGCCTTTGGTTATTTCGTCAGTAAACAGGCGATCTAATTTACTAATTGAATCAATCACCAATGTTTTATACTGGTGATCTTCATTGATTAAAGTTAACAATTGATTGTAAATATCGTCACTGCTTGTAAGCAATGGAAAGGCGTCAGGCATTGCGTTTGTAGGAACAGAAGATAAACCATCTTCAGCTCTAATAAAAATAGGCGCGGGAAATGTGCTGGCTAGACTGGTTTTGCCAATACCTGCGCCACCATAAATGGTAAACAGGCGGTATTTGTTGACTGGTTTGCTAATGGTGTTTAAAAGGCTCATTGTGTTGCTCCGCATTGGGATTAAAAAAAATAATTTGTTACTACGGGTACTATATTACTAAAAATAGTTTATAATGTAAACATATTTTTTTAAATCTTAAAATACAACAAGGAAAACACACAATGACAGCAGAACAAATAAAAGAAAAACTCCGTTTAATGAATATCAGCAAAGTATCGGAAGAATCGGGCGTGTCGCGCAATATGCTGCATCGATTTTTGCACGATCAGTTTAAAAAAGAAAAAACACCTTATGAAAAAACCGTTGAACGCTTAGCGCAATATTTGGAAAATTTATGAATGATCTATTAAATGCAATACGCGCTTCAGGTATAAATCCGCCAACGCATATAAATCAGCACGGCATTACGCGCTTTGCCACTACAGGCAAAGAGAAATCTGGCTGGGTATCATTATTTATAGACGGCAAAGGCGCATGTTATGGTGACTGGAAATCGGGCGAGCAACACGTTTGGTTTGCTGATGGCTTTAGAAGTAGCGAAAACGATTATGAGCGCGAGCAAGCCATTGAAAAAGCCAAAGAAGAACGGGATTTTGCTTACAGCAACGCAGCGTTTAACGCTCAGGAGCTGTATGCAAAACTCCCACACGCTTTAGATCACGATTATTTGACGCGCAAAAATGTCAAATCACACGCAGCACTGCGCATTTATGACGGCAAACTCGTTATTCCTGTTTATGGCGTGGGTGGTGAAATCCAGTCGCTTCAATATATTGCCACAGACGGCACAAAACGATTTTACACAGGCGGTAAAATGCAGGGCGGTTACTTCACTATTGGCGAACCCTCCGACATGGTGATTATTGCAGAAGGTTTTGCTACCGCTATGACAATCCACGAAGCCACAGCACAATGTGTTGTGGTTGCGTTTAACGCTGGGAATTTAAAGCCAGTGTGCGACATGGTGCGCAGTCAGTACAAAGGCAGGGTGATTATATGCGCGGATAACGATGCAAGCGGTGTAGGTATTGAAAAAGCCAATAAATGCGGGGTTGAAGTAATCCACTCGCCTATTGTTGGTGAAGATTTTAACGACATGGCAAAACGCGCAGGCATATTAGCGGTTGCGGATCTCATTATTGGCAAAAAGCAAAACCTGTTTGTTTCAGTCCATGATTTGATGGCAAGCACGACACGCGCTGACTGGGTGATTAAAAACCTGCTAGAGCGTGGCTCAAACACGTTATTGTTTGGTGAATCTGGGGCGTGTAAATCGCTGATTGCGATGGATTGGGCGTTTTGTATTGGCAGAGGGATTCCGTGGCACGGTCACAAAACCAAAAAAGGCACGGTGGTGGTTATTGCTGGGGAAGGGCATCGAGGGCTTGCAATGAGGATGCAAGCTCTCAAACAAAAATACAACATGAATCCTGATAACATTTATTTTAGCACAAAAAGCGTTAATTTGCTCGATACAGACGCGGTTATGCGTGTAGCCAGTATATTAGATGGCTTAGGTCTAGACGATCCACCATGCGCCATTTTTATCGACACAATGCACAGAAATATGCACGGTGACGAGAATAGCAGTGAGGATATGGCAATATTTTTGTCTAACATGGAATTATTGGCTAAGAAATACAATGCAGCCATTGTTCCAGTGCATCATAGTGGTCATGGCGACAAGGGCAGGGCGCGTGGAAGTTCAGCCATTAAAGCAGGCATGGACGCAGAATTTTGCATGACAAAGAAATCTAAAATGGAAGTCACGCTGTCATGTACCAAATCAAAAGATTTTAGTGCAGGCAATAATATGGATTTTAGAATAAAAGTGGTTGATCTTGAGGGTGATTGCTTTTATGACGATGACGAGCAAAAACAGATTGAGGGCGTTTATTTGGAATATGTTGGCGTTGGTGAGGAGAAAAAAGAGTTATCCGACAAAACAAAAAAGACGTTTGACGGGTTAAAAATGGCAGTTGAAAAAACAAAAGTAGATGGGAAAAAGTATACATTGGAAGAAAAAGATCATTTTGTGGTGACGCTTGAACAATGGAGGCCATTTGCATTTGAATGCTATGCTGTAAAAAACACAGGACGACACGCAGGCTGGTTTAGGGAAGGAGTAAAAACCCTTATAGAACAAGGTCTTGTCGAAAATAATGGTCAATGGTATTGGGAGAAAATATAGTATACATACATATACATTTGTATACTTTTGTATACTGTATAGTGTTGGCCAAAAAGTATACATACATATACACCTCTCTTTAAAGAGGTGTATATGTGTATAGTGGCTTGTATATTTAGTTGTATGTATAAAAAAATAAAAACACAAACATTTTAAAATGTAGTATAATTATTTTGGGTTGTGATAAGCCTAATCAACAAGTGATTAAACAAAACCGAATTTAAAGTTAGAGCCGAAATCACTCGCGGCAATTATCACCTAACTTCAAAGACGGTTTTTTTTATGGGTAAAATAAAATGAAAAATAATTTTTATTATGGTGTTCCACCTAAAAATGATGCGTATTTTTGTGTTGGCTCAATTGAATATCATGGAAGTTGGGACGCATACATTTCAAGTTTTGTTAATGAATCAAATAAATCATGGATAAATTTTAAATTAGTTTTTAATGGCAAAAGAAAACATAAAGCCAATTTTTGGCTGGCTTATAATTACGATGAAAATCGTTTTGCAGATAATGTTTGTTATAGAGCGTTAATTGAAAATTATATTGATTTTATGCCAAAAATTATTTCTTTTGTAAATGAAAATAAAAATTGCTTTAATGTAATAAAATAGTTTTACCCCAACCAACCCAGAAATCACTTTATGGCGATTTATCAATAACTGGGTTGGTTGGTGACAGCTTGGAAAGACAAGCACTATCAAGCATAGCGTTTGAGCTTATGTGTTATAAGTGCCAAGGCAGGCTTAGATGCTATGACTTGATAGTACGCGCATAGCGCACCGGTAATGGCCAGACGCTCAGAAATAGGAGACTTGGGATTGGCTGAAAGTACGCCAACGAATACTGAGATTATTATCAACAAAAAACACGGCCACCACTCATTGCAGTTTATGGCGTGGTGGTTTTTTAACCATGAAGAATTAAACCTTAACGCGTGTCCTCTCGCACGAAAAAAAGACGGGAGCAGTTTTACCGCAGCATTTTCTGATAATTTTGCAATGCGGGGTTATGGTTTAATTACTTGATGGTTAACTTGAACAGAGAATAATAATGGAAATCACACAACGTAAAACGGCAGATTTAATACCGTATGTGAACAACGCAAGAACACACAGCGAACAACAAGTATTGCAGATTGCGGCAAGCATAAAAGAGTTTGGTTTTAATTCGCCCGTGCTGGTTGATGGGGAAAACGGCATAATTGCAGGTCATGGGCGCGTGTTGGCGGCTAAAAAATTAAATCTTGATGAAGTACCAACCATTGAACTTAAACACCTCACCAAGACACAAAAGAAAGCATATATCCTTGCAGATAATCGTTTGGCGTTGAATAGCGGCTGGGATAATGATTTGTTGGCGTTAGAGCTGGGGGAATTGTCGGACGATGGGTTTGATTTGGATTTGCTTGGGTTTGATGATACGGAATTATCATTGCTTGATGACAATGAAATAGTTGAAACACAAACGCACGAAAGCAAAACAAAAGAAATTGATACTGACAATTTTGAAATGGCGCATCAATGCCCAAAATGCGGGTTTGAATATGATTAAAAAACCAGATTGCGCTTGGAATTTAACCGACTTAAAAAAAGTCCCACAAAATAATATTAAGGTAATGACTACGTTTTCATGTGGTGGAGGTTCTTCAATGGGTTATAAATTAGCTGGTTGTGATGTTATAGCCGCTAATGATATTGATCCAGAAATGGCGTATCACTACAAATTAAATCATAATCCAAAAAATTATTTTTTAATGCCAATACGTGATTTATTAACCGCAGATTTACCTCCTGAATTGTTTGAGCTTGATATTTTAGACGGTTCGCCACCATGTTCAACATTTTCAATGGCAGGAAGTCGTGAAAAAGCATGGGGCAAAGATAAACATTTCCGAGAAGGTCAAGCAAAGCAAATTTTAAGTGATTTGTTTTTTGATTTTTTAGATGTTGCCGAACATTTAAAGCCTAAAGTAATTATTGCAGAAAATGTAAAAGGCATGATTCAAGGCAATGCAAAAGGCTACTGCAAATTAGTCATGGCACAATTAAAAGAAATGGGTTATCAACCACAATTATTTTTAATCAATGCCGCCGATTGTGGTGTACCGCAACGCCGTGAGCGTGTTTTCTTTTGTGCAGTTCGTAATGATATTAGTAATAAAAAATTAGAATTAGTGCCAAAGCATAGATGGATATCAGCCGGTGAAGCAACAATTGATTTGCAAGTATTGACTGAATCGGAACAAGTAGAAACAAAACCAACGCCAAATGATTTAAAATGCTGGCCTCATACATTGCCAGGAGATGCTTATTCAATTTTTTTGATGAAATCTGAAAAACGAAATGCTTGTTTTAATCAATATCGTGTTAATGATAAAAAACCTGCAAATACATTATCATCAACATCGGGTTTATATACGCATTGGAACAATTGTCGAACTTTAACTTATCGTGAATGGAAAAGACTAGGTTCATTCCCTGACGATTACAAATCAAAAACCGACAAAATTGGAAAATACATGATTGGCATGAGTGTTCCTCCTAAAATGACTGAACAAGTGGCTAAAGCTGTATGCTCGCAATGGCTTGGGGTTAATTATGGCTCTCACACCTAAACAAGAAC